ATGATTGCATCGCCTGTACCTACGTTGTTACACAGCACAGCGCCAGCAGCGTTGTTATTGCCAAGCAGCAAGTTAACAATACCTGTATTTGTGAATACGCTTCCGTTTGCGGCTGTGTTAATGGCTGTACCATTTACAAACAAAGCATATGTAGGAGTGGTGGTTGCATAAGCAACAGTGGTGTTAAATACAGCGGTCAGAATCTGTGAGCCTGCTGGAATCGTAAAAGCAACCGTAGCTGCCGTAATGTCTGTGTACAAAATGGCTTTGGACTGCGATACGACAGTTGCGCCAAGATTACGAATGGTGCCAGCGGTAGAGCCAGTTGTGTTTTTAACAGTGCCCAACAACCAAGGGCCTAAATGCGTTGCGAATCCCATAAGAATATCTCCATGCGTTATGGCGTATCAATCTGCATGAGGTCAGCCGGACCTGTTTGATACACCGAAAGATTCCGGTTAGTTAAATATACACCAAAAGAAAAGGGAGCACAAGGCTCCCTTCTCAGTCTTTCTTAGGACGAACCGGGTGAACCGAACATTCCTAATGGGTCAGACCAGCCGAACGAATAACGCTCGCGTGCCTTGTAGCGCACGTTGCCAGTATCGAAGTCACCGTCCATGCTGTTTTGCAGCGGAGTACGGATAAAGTGCTTCAAGCCGTTAGGCACATCAGTAGTCAAATACCAACCGTTTGTATCGGTCAAATAGTTGTTAACTGTGTAGCCTTCAGGGATTGAACCATTGTTCTTCAACGCATTGATATCGTTGTCAGTAGTGCCAACACGGAGGCTGGTTTCTAACAAACGAGTAGCAACGAACTGGAGTGCTGGTGGAATAATCAACTTCTTAGGCTTTGCAGCAATCAATAGACCACGCTCATCAGTCCAAGCTGCGATTTGAATAACGGCGGCTTCCAAAGAAGTCTCGTTCAAATCAGCCGCTGTAGCCGGGCGATTACTATTAACGCCACCACCAGTCAAAGGATGAGAAGTGCTGAACAAAGAAACGCCATCACCACCAACATAGGCAGCGCTGAAGCCGTTGTTCAAAACAGAAGCCGCTTTGATTTGCTTGGTGTAAGCCATAGCACGAGCCAAACCTTTGGTGTAGCGGGCTGACAAAGAATCGTAGAGGTTATCTTCGATAGCTTCTTCAGTGATCGCAAAGCCCAAGGCGATGGTTTCGTGGTTGTAGCGAGTTGTAAATGCCTCTTGTGCATTGTCATAAGCGATGGCAGAACCCTCGTTTTTGACAGGTGCGGCGGAGAAGCCAGACAGTTTGGTCTCTTCTTCAAAGCTACGCTCAGAAGTTTCTGTTTCGTAAATCTCTTTATGCTGTTCGCCGTAGCGTGCATACTCAAGACCGAACAAAGCATTAAGACCCGGAAGGAGTTCCTTCAGTAGTTGTGCGCGTGAAATAGCCATGATTTAGCTCCTTATGCACCAGTGGCAGAGTAGTAACCGTGCAGTGCTTGGTTAAATTTAACCAATACTTCAGGAAACTGGGTGAACACAATAGTGGATGAGCTAGGAATAGCTGTAACACTGCCGGGGACTGCAATCGCAGCGTTAATCGTAACTGACGTTGCAGCGGCTGCCGCAGCGGTAGTTACAAAAGAACCTGTTTGAATGATTTGCCCATTTGCTGCAACGTAGGCTACATCTGTTCCAACAGGGATTGCGATAGGCAAGCCAGAACCAGTTAAGGTAATAGTTGTAGAAGATGAAGAGCCAGTAGCAGATGTAGTAATAGCACTCTCAGTAACAACATCAATCAAACGCAAAGGTAAGGTTGTTGTTACAGGAGTTGCTGAAGGAGCTAAAACTGCGTTAGCAGAGTTACCAGTGGTGGTGCTACCTGTATTGTTAATGGCTGACAGGTTAGTGCCAATCATCGCTATAGCAGCGGAAGCAACAGCAGTGGTGGCGGAACATACAACAGCCTTAAACACAGCATCAGGGTCGTCCAATACATAGGCTTCACAGTCACCAGCGAGGGTGCTTGCGGGCCAGTATTGAGAAAACTGCTTTTGTTTGTTTAGCGGGTTTGTATAAGTACATCCCAAGAAAATACCAACCGTTTGGTTTAAACCAGTGCCAGTAGAAACTGAGGCACGAGTTACATTACCACGCGATAGTACGACGAAATCACCGTAAAAGATGTCGGTCGCATAACCGTACTGGATAGTGTACATACGGGTAGAACCCGCAAATACTTGACCACCAATTAGGTTCTGCGGCAACAGCCCGTAAGGTGCGTTGACAGCGGGATAAGCCATTTAAGACTCCTTTAAAAAGTTAAGAACCAGAACCAAACGTCACTTTTGTCGATTTCTCAGAGAACTTCGACATCCGTGGATCGTTGTCTTTCATAAAATTGTTATCTACAGATTCCATTGTTGCTTTATTGATCCCCGCGAAGTGTGCATCGCGTTGTACCAAAAACTCCGACGGAATACTACAGAGAACCAAACCTCCCACCTCAATGTTGCCTTTAAAGCGACCTTCGGTAGAAGCGTGCATCATCATTTCAGGATAATCTTCTGCTTTACAGGGTTCATATCCTTCTCTTAACTTACTAGAGATGTTTTGTACATCGGAGTGTCCTACCATACTGGTTCTTACCCAGCGGTGAGAGATACCCGGACGCGGATTAGGTGACGGTAGGGTTTCGGGAGCCTGCCACGAAGTGGGACGTTGCATTTCTGCACGCGTTACTGTTGTGTCTAACTCACGAGCCAAACGATTTTGTGCCTTATCGGCAGTTTTTACCTGTTCCATATTTAACCTCTTTTAAGTTTTGCAACCTGCTTCGCATATTCTTCTATTGGGACCCCAAGTCTACGAGCTACCTCGGCTTCGGATGCCTTTAGTTTTATACGATTAGGCGGAGTACTACGTGAGGCCGGAGCCACAACACTAGTAAATTTTTGTGCACGGCGTGGGGGTTCATCATCCTCATCAACCGGTTCTGATACTCTTTTCTTTGGAGGCGGTGTATCTTCCTCATAGCTCTCAGCATCTTCAAAATGCTCAGGGAATCTCTTGCGCATAGTTTTATCTATGGTTTTGAAGTACTCTTCAGTACCAACATAGTCCGCACCATACTCTTTAGCGAGCTTCTTGTCAAGCCCCATTGCTGACATAGTCATCTCTTCATCAACTCCCCACCAATCGCTGTTGGATTTAACCCACTTTTGAGTGCGGGGGCTAAGTGAAGGATTCTCTTGTTTAGCAGGTGTGTATTCCTTTTCTTCTACTTCAATTGGCCTCAACCCTTGGGCTTTATCCAACCTTAAAGTAGCGTGAGCAATTTCTGCTTGAGCGTCAGCAATAGAGTCAACATCGCCAGCCTCATACGCCTCTTTGTACTTTTTCTTGGCATTTACCAATTCCATGTCCGCAGAAGATTGAGATTGCTCAATGAATGCTTTACTACCAGTTGATAGTTGCTGTTGAAGACGTTTGTTTTCTTCAAACACTTGTTTTGCAAAGGTTTCTGCCGCTTCGCGTTCGCGAAAGGCTTCTTCTTTTGCTCGGCGCTCATCGTGGTAACCACGGGTGAACTTCTTGATACGCGCCTGAACCTTCTCGTCGTACGAAGATAACTCGTCCTCCGTTGGGTCTTCAACCGGCTCCTTCATCGGCTTGCGACGTCGGTCTTCCGGTGGGGTATCGTCTTCAATTTCTACTTCAAACTTATCGTCTTCAGCAGTAATATCATCCTTATCAGGATCGGGTAGTTCAAATACATCTTTCATAATTTACTCCTTATGCAGCGCGGGTAATTCCACGCGGATCTTCAACAACGGCCTCTACTGAGGTATCCGCAATTAAGCGAAACTCACGACCGTGAATCTTCAGGCGGGTGCCTGAATTGGGGCGGACGACAACAAAATCGCCAACTTTGCAGCTAGGTCCGTTTGGAAAACGGGTAGCGTCTTTATAGCAATCAGGCCCTACCTTTACTACAAACAGTACTGGGGTCAGCACTTCTTCGTAGTACATAGATTTACTGGACTTGACGATACCAACATCACTATCTGCATACTCCTCTATCGCTTCGGGAACGACAGTCAGCATGTAATAGGTAGATGGATCAGGCAACTGTTTTGCTTTCTCTTCGTCGGTTGCGTTAAGCACCTTGGAAAGGTCTACAGCGGAAACATCAAACTCACTCATCGGCATACTCCATTTTCTGCACAAGGTCTCTGACAAGTTGTTCTGCATGAGTCAGACCCCGGATGACCCCGCAGACATGCCGATACTCGGCAAAGTCTTTTGCACCTCCTCCAGCGAGGAAGGAAATTTGATCGCCGCGAAGCTTGTCAACTTCTTTGGCTAAATATTGAAACGCTTGGTTGCTCATTTAGCTCCCTTTTTATTCTGTTGCTGGCGCTGCTGATTTTGTATAGCCATCTGTGCTTTGTGTTTAGCTAAATCAGCGCCTATACGTGCGCCATCAGTTTCTTGCTGTCGGGTAAGCTGATCTTTTTTACCGGCGGCAGTAGCACTAACTTGCATAGCCGCAATCTGCATCTGGGCTTCAATCCGAGATTTCTCAATCTCCAACTGGTCAGCTTTAGATGCGGCGTCTGTTGCTTGCTTCTGTGCTTTGAGTTGTAAATCTTGCTTTTTAAGCTGCAACTCTTGCATCTGCATCTGAACAACTGGGTCTTGCATCTGTTGTTGTGCCTGTTGTTGAGCGGCCTGTTGTTGGTCGCGTTGAAAAATTTGCTGTGATGCTTTGGCTGCCGCCACAGCAATCTGGTCTGCCATCTCTGGAGCCATGTGTTTGTTTTGCTCCTCACCGGGAAGCGGAGCACCAATCATCTCTTCAATTTGACGGCGGTACTCTAGAGCTACGTGCTCGTTAATGTGCGCCATAGCTGCTGCCATGATTGCCTGAGCCTGCGGATTCATCTGCATTATTTGCTGAATCTTGGGGTTCTGTATTGCAGACATGTGAGTCTGTATGTGCGCTTGGTGATTTTGCTCAATAAACGCTTTAACAGGCTTACCAGTAAGCAAGTTCTGATTTTCTTGCACTGGGTCTGTAGGTACTGCGTCTTCCTCAGTTTTAACGAGTTTTTCGCCGTTTTTTACACCCAAAACTTCAATCATTTGGCGGTGTAGAAGTGCCATGTCATACAGTTGTGGTGCTGTCTGGGCAAGTTGTAAAACAGCCTGATATGTAACGATTTTTTGCGCCATTGTCGCGGCGTTTGGATCGCTAACAGGAATCACATCTGTAGAGTCGTAGTCAGACTTCTTAGCCTTACGACCTGCGTCTTCTGGCTCGTAGTCATACTCTTCTGGTGTGTAGTCTGCAATGATGATTTTGAGTAACTTAAACTCTTGTTTCATCGCATAGTGCAAGCGAGCCTGCACAGCCGTCATTACCTTCAGTGTGCGCTCCAACAGAGCCAATGTTGTACCCACTGGGGCATTTGCACTCATATCACTGACGTTCATGTCCCCACTAGATGCAAACGCGCGACCCTCGGTCACGATCTGCTGGAACAACGCCATCAAAACTTGTGAAGGCTCCTTATATGGAAGCGGTAAGATGTTGTCACGGATACTTCCGGAAGGGACATCTACGTCCCTAAATTCTCCGGGTTGGATGGGGGTGTCGTCCCCTTTAATCCGTAGTCCTCGAGATTTAAGTCCTCCGGGGAGATTAGATAGAGTGCCCGCGTCAACAAGTTGGCGGATAAGCATCGTTGCTGATTTCGCGTAGCCTCCGATAAGGTGGATAAGACCATAACCATAGAAGCCAAAACCGGGGATGTATTGGTAGTGGACGAAGTGCTGTCGTTTAGTGTGGAGGACATCGTCTTCATACCA